GTCATATTAATATTCTGTCTTTCTTCGGACTCTCTCATAAATTGTACGACTAGTATTAAGAATAATACAGTCTGTATTAGTAATAATGCTATCATCATGATTGTATTTGTTTCCATTTTTTTTTTAGTTAAGTTTTTAGTCCCTCAAACGATCTGGCATTACAGCTCGTTCAGAAGTAATGCACTTGCTCTTTGTATGTGATCTGCATACATTCATGAGGGGATCTAACTTACGTCTAAATTAGATCAACTGTTAGGAATGTCTAGACATTTTATAAGACCGTGTTTCCTAACAATTCATATAATTTATTGTTTAGTTAACCCCTACGCAAGGCAGGGGCTAACGATTTCTGATTTATTCAGCAGTTAATCTTACTGCAATATCCTTTAATAGATTCTCTATGTTTTCAAGTTTTTCATCTTGAGCAATTAATCTATTATGAAGTACTTTAGGTATTAGAATACCAGCTTGTACTTTTTTGACATAATCACTATTCATGTCAATTGGCTTGTTTGTATAGTCAGTCATAGGTTCTCCTATTGTTAGTTATTTTGGGTTAATACCCAATCACTTGTGTTGGGTTATTTACCCTTTCTTTCTTGTTCTTTTCTATATTCAATATCAAATTCTTTTTGTTCTTTGAATTTTATATAGATGTTGTAAGCCGCCATTAAAACGGCAAACAACAGTCCAAGAAATACTATAGTCATTACTACTCCATAGAATATACTCATACTGTACTCCTATCTAAGTTAGGTTTAATCATTCTTTCAAAGAAAGTCTGATTACTATACATTACGTGGTATCTGTTATATTCTTGCCACGTTAATGATTCTATAGTTTTTTCATGGTTATCTAATAACCATTGTTTAAACTTACTATCATCTGGATATCTATTCATTTTTATCCTTTGGAAACAGTGCATCTGCTATCTTTTTAGTGTTATAAAAAGTGGCAACAGCAGAAACTATTTGAATTAATAACCAGATAGAAGCTAAAACAATCAATAAGGTAATCATTATTTATTACCTTTCTTAGATCTAACTATAAATCTAGTAAGATAGTTCTCAAACTTCTTATCATGATTATGCTTTGTTTTACTAGGAATTGGTATCATAGGTATATCTGATACATTAAAAAGCTCTAATTGAGCTATCTTTTCCTGTACATTCTTATACATACTTTCTCCTTTTGTTAGTTATATCAGGGAGATAATAGATTATTAATAATCAATAATCAGTTGCGTTCCCTCACAAAGTGAGGGGAACAGCAACGATATAAACAAAACATAAACAAATATAAACAATTGTTTCTATTCTTTCTGCAAAGAAGAAAGGATAATCGATGAAATGGCGGGTTTTGAATTAACCCCCAATCGATATAGTATGCAAATGTTAGGAAAACAAAGGGGGGGTTTGTACATATACCACCCATATTCACAAACAACTACATAAACTGAAAGGTAAATATATGGCAGCACCAATTATAGCGAGTATATATAATACATTGGCTAGATTTGGTTATAGATATTTGGCTACACCATTAAAGCCAAGAAATCTAAAATCAACTATTTCTAAATATACCCCTAAATCCGTTAAAGAAGCCCAATTTTCTCCAACTGTTCAAGCTGGGGTAGAGGGAGCTAAGAAAAAACTTTATAGCGGTTATAGAAGCTTATATGGAAATACATTAGGCAAACAAAAAGGCAGACAAGTAGCAGGTGGTGCATTAGGCACTTATACAACAATGTCATTTTTAAATAGAGATGACGATAACAAAGAAGAAATATGATAAAAACAAACATCGCTAACTTAGTTAGCAAAGTAAAAGCTTCTAAAATTGGCAGAAAAGCATCAGCTTTAAATAAAGCTGCAATCAAGCCAGTTATTAAAAAAGCTAAAAAATATCCAAAAACTACAGCTGCTATTGGAGCAGGTGCAGTAGGCACAGGGTTTTACCTATACAATGGTAAACGTAATGCCTATGAAGATACAATGGAATAATGAATTTAGAAGATCTAGCAGAAGCTATATTAAATTTATCTCCAGATGAATCAGAAAAATTAAGCTTAATTATTAAAGCTAAAATTATGCCTGAAATGGAGAGGCAAAAAGGTTTATTAGATGAACAGTCAGATAATCCTCAAATGCAAAATATGGCTAGACCACAAGAACCTGCTATGGCACCGCCTACAACACGAGATGTTGCATTACGCAGCTTATTGGGTTAATAGGATATTTGAAAGGAGAAAATCAAATATGCCAATGGTAGGTAAAAAAAAATTTTCATATACTAAAAAGGGTATGGCAGCTGCTAAAAAGTTTGCTATGAAAAAAGGTATGAAAATGAAAAAGAAAAAAGGTTACTAATGCCTAGAGATAGATCAATACAAGACTTCATAGATCAATTAAAAGAAATTTATGCAGAACAAGAAGAACTGCTAAATGAATTTGAAAATGAATTTGGAGATCTTGCAGAAGATGAAGAAGATGATGAAGAAGAATAAACCAAAACTTGGAACTGGCACACGATTTAAACAATTGACAAGTCAATTAGCTAAACGTGGTGTTAAGAATCCAAAAGCCTTAGCAGCATATATTGGAAGAAAAAAATACGGAAAAAAAAAATTCCAACAATTAGCGGCTAAAGGAAAACGATAACAATAGGGAGACCACATGGCACAAGATTTAATACCATACAATCCGTTAAGAAATTTACCAGAACGAAAATTAAAAAAAAAAATAGCTGCAAAAGTTGTAGCTGAAAATCCATTTGCAAGTATAGGCAGAAAGGCAAAATCTATAGTTAAAAAAGGTGTTAAATTTGGTGTAGCTGGTGCTGCATTAACTGGTGGTGCTTATGTATTAGGATCTCCATCAAGAAGATATGAAATGGCACCTAAAGTTGGTGAAGATAGAGATTTAAGAGTTCCATATATTTGGGGTGGAAACGAATAATGTCAGAAGTAGAAACTAAAACTATTGAAACAAATATTACTGAGGCTAATACTATGCCTGTAGTAAAATCAAATCTAGGTGGTAAAAGACCTGGAGCTGGGAGACCTGTAGGACCACGTAAACAAAAACAATGGAAAATGGTTGAAGAACTTGCAACCAAGTATCAACAATCTCCTTTAGATTATATGTTGTCTGTGTTAAATTGTCCAAAGACATCACCAGAAAGAAAATTATATGCTGCAGAAAAAGCTGCTCCGTTTGTTCATCCTAAGTTATCTAATTCTGTTTCAAGAATAGGTTATGATGGAAGAATCAATATCAAAGTTAAATGGGAAGAATAAAACCTACGAAATTTCTGTAGGTTATAAACCAAGACCATTACAACTACAAGTACATCAATCTTTAAAAAGATTTAATGTATTAGTTTGCCACAGACGATTTGGTAAATCTGTTCTTGCTATTAATGAGCTAATTAAAACAGCAACTGAAAAACCAAGATCTAAATTAGCTTATATAGCTCCTACTTATAGACAAGGAAAAGCTATTGCTTGGGATTATTTAAAATTTTATACAAGACCATTAATGCAATTTGGTGGTGATCGTAATGAATCTGAATTACGAGTAGATTTATATAATGAATCTAGAATCCAAATTTATGGTGCAGATAATTCTGATTCCCTTCGAGGATTAGGATTTAATGGAGTTGTTCTAGATGAGTATGCAATTATGTCTCCTAGAACGTGGACAGAAATTATCAGACCAGCTATTTCTGATACACAAGGTTGGGTTATCTTTATTGGTACTCCAATGGGACACAATCAATTTTGGGAAGTTTATGACTATGCTAAACGTGGTCATCACGATTGGTTTGGTCAAATGTATCGTGCATCTGAAACATTAATTATTCCACAAGATGAATTAAAAGAAGCTCAGTCCATTATGACTGAGGAGCAGTACAATCAAGAATTTGAATGTTCATTTACTGCTGCAGTAAGTGGTAGTTACTATGGTAAATTAATTACAACTGCTGAAAATGAAAATCGAATTACAACAGTTCCATATCAACCATCCATTCCTGTAGAAACTTGGTGGGATTTAGGTATTGGAGATTCAACAGCTATTTGGTTTGTGCAAAGAGTTGGTGAAGAAATTCATGTTATAGACTACTATGAAACTTCAGGTGAAAGCTTGTATCATTATGCTGAAATTTTAGAAAAAAAAAATTATCATTATAATAGACACGTAGCTCCACATGATATAGTAGCTAGAGAATTAGGAACTGGTAAATCACGTTTAGAAGTTGCAAATGAAATTGGAATAGATTTTGAAATTGCAGCTAAACTAGAAGTAGATCACGGAATTGAAAGTGTAAGAAATACTTTACCTTATTGTTATTTTGATAGAGAAAATTGTAAAATTGGTTTAGATGCTTTGCGTCAATACCGAAAACAATGGGATGAAAGAAATCAAGTATTTAAAAATAAACCCTTACATGATTGGTGTTCCCACGCAGCTGACGCATTTCGTTATGGATGTGTACACAACCCAGTTGATACAACTGAGTGGACAAAACCAATTTATGTAGATACAAAATATGTAGTATGAAAACTGAACGAGAAATTGTTTCAATATTAAGTAGAGAACTTAGAGCATCATCAGGATATATTGGTGGTGAGATTGTTTCAAAAAGAAAAAAATCTTTAGAATATTATTTAGGCAGACCATTAGGAAATGAAGTTGAAGGTAGATCGCAAGTTATTTCTAATGATGTTTCAGATACAATTGAAAGTTTATTACCATCATTAATGAGAATATTTACTGCTGGTGAAAATGTATTTCATTGTGATCCAGTTGGAGTTGAAGATGATGAAGTTGCAAGACAATGTTCTGATTATTTAAATTATATTTTCTATAAAGAAAATTCAGGATTTGTTTGTTTATATACTGCAATCAAAGATGCTTTAATTCAAAAAAATGGAATTTTAAAAGTTTATTGGGATGATGCACAACGTACAACACGTGAAGAATATAAACGATTAACAGATGATGAATATAATCTTTTAATTGAAGATAAAGAAATTGAAATAACTGAACATTCTGAGTATGAAGAATCTTTAACAGATCAAGAAGGAAAAGAAATAGATAAAATTACTTTTCATGATGTTGTTATAAAAAAAACTACATCCTTTGGACAAGTTAAAATTGAACCTATTCCACCTGAAGAATTTTTAATTGAGAATAGAGCTAAAGATATTAATTCTGCAAATTTTATTTGTCATCGTACAACAATGACACGAACTGCATTAATTGAAATGGGATATGATCCTGAAATCGTTAATACACTTCCTGTAGGCGATACAAATTATTATACTGAAGATCGTTTTATTAGACACGAAGAAACAGATTTTTCTGCACCACAAGATCGTGGAGATAATTCTAGTGATGAAGTTTTAATTCATGAATGTTATGCTAGAATAGATATTAATGGTGATGGTAAATCTGAATTAATAAAAGTATTATTAGCAGGTGATAGTGCTTACAAAGCATTAAGCATTGAAGAAATTGATTCAATGCCATTTATTTCTATAACACCATTGATAATGCCACACAGATTTTATGGCAGATCAGTATCTGAATTAGTTGAAGATATACAATTAATTAAATCAACTGTAATGAGACAAATGTTAGATAATATGTATCTAACAAATAATAATCGTATTGCAGTTCAAGACGGACAAGTTTCATTAGATGATCTATTAACTAATAGACCGGGCGGAATTGTTAGAACAAAACAACCACCATCAAATGTTATTATGCCTATGAATACCCAATCTATTGGGGATCAGGCAGGTGCTGTATTACAATATTTAGATACAGTTAAAGAACAACGCACAGGTATTACTAGACAATCACAAGGTTTAGATCCTAATACATTAAACAAAACAGCAACTGGTATTAATCAAATTTTAACTCAATCTCAAATGAGAATGGAGTTAATTGCTAGAATATTTGCAGAAACTGGTATTAAAGATTTAGGATATAAAATATTTGAATTGATTTGCAAGTATCAACAAAAAGAAAAGATTGTTAGAATACGTGGCAAATTTATTCCAATGAGACCATTTGAATGGAGAGATCGTGTTAATGTTACTGTTGCTGTAGGACTTGGTACAGGTTCTAAAGAACAACAATTAATATTATTAACTTCAATTCTTGAAAGACAATTACAAGCTGTTAATCTACAGCAAAACGTTTATGGTCCAGTAGTAAATTTAAGGAACATATACAATACATTAAAGAAACTTATAGAGAACGCAGGTCTTGGTAATATTGAACCATACTTCATGGATCCAGATGTTGGAGCTGCACAAATGCCACAACTTCCACCTAAAGCACCAACTGAGTTTGAAAAAGTATCTTTAGCTCAAGTTCAGGGTGAAAATGAACGAATGGTATTAAAAGCTCAAATGGAATTAAAACGTATTGAAGCTGAAATGAGAGCTAAATTACTTGACTTTGAATTAAAAGTTAAAGAAATGGAGCTTAAATATAATACCAAAATAAATGAGATTGATTTAAAGAATAGATCTATGGTAGAAACAGAACAGTTAAAACAAACTGGTGATATCTTTAAACGTATCATGGAAGGACAACAAGAGTTTTTTGGAAAAAATGAACCAACAGGACAAACCACAGAACCTGGACAAACAGATTCTCAGGGGCAAACAAGCTAGTATTTTACTAGACGAGCCTTTGTTGAAAGAAGCCTTTGAATATTTATTCGATGCTTATCGAAATGAGATATTCAAAACTTCGTATTCCGATCACGAACAAAGACAAGTTCTTTGGATGGCATATAATATGCTAGACAAAATTAAAGGACATCTAACTTCGGTGATGGAGACTGGCAAACTAGCTGCCGTTGAGCTAGATAACCTAAAACGTCAATCGTAATAATTACGAAACGATAACCTAAAGGAGCATATATGGCAGATGATAAATCTGTACAAGGTGCTGCTGAGAAAATACTTGGTTTACTGAATCCTAAATTAGGACAATCAGCACCAGTAGTCAAAGCAGAACCATCAGTAGAACCTGAAGTTAAAAAAGAAGCAACACCTGTTGCTGAACAAACTCAGGAAGTTTCAAATGACAATCAATCAACGTCTGACGAAATTGTTGAAGAAGCAGTTACTACTGAAAATACGGAAACAAAAGTTGATGAACAACCTACACAACAAGAAGAAGTCAAGAAACCAAATCTCCACCGAGTAAAAGTTAATGGTCAAGAGCTTGAGGTTACACTTGATGAACTTAAGTCAGGTTATTCTCGTGATTCAGATTATAGACAAAAAACTCACCAACTGTCTGAACAAAGAAAAAGTTTAGAAAGTGAAAAGGAGAGTTTACGTCAGACTTATGAATCAAGACTTAAAGAACTAAATAATGCAATTCAAACTGCTGATTTGTTTTTTAAAGAGCAAACGGGCAATCCAGATCTATCTCGTTTATATGAAGAAGATCCTGCTCAAGCAGCTAAGCTGGAGTTTAAAATTAGACAACAGCAAAGTAAGATTAGTGAATTAAGAAAGAAAGCTGATGAAGCATTTCAATCTGAATTTCAACAATACTTGCAAAAACAAAAAAAGTTAGCAGAAGAACGCATACCTGAATTTGCAGATCCTGTTAAAGCGACTGAGTTTAAAACTACAGCTAAAAAAACTTTAGCTGATTATGGTTTTAATGATGATGAAATATCTTCATTAGCTGATCATCGTTTTTTAATGGTTCTCAAAGATGCTATGCAATATAAAAACTTAAAGAGCAATAAAGATTTAACTGTTAAAAAAGTTACATCAGCTCCTAAAGTTATTAAAGCTGGAATTGCTAAAGGTGATTCTTCTAGTCGTGATATCATAAAAAATAAAATAGTGAAAGTACGCAAATCTGGTCGCATCGAAGATGCCCAGTCTGCAATACTTGAAATGATAACACAAAAAAAATAAGGAAAAATAAATGGCACAACCATCAAATACTTTCGATACTTACGATGCAGTAGGTATTAGAGAGGACTTACAAGATGTGATTTATTCTATTTCTCCAACTGATACTCCTTTTATGAGTTCAGC